CACCCCTTTGCAGGTTTGCAATACCTATAATGGGGATTCTCGTCCCAAAATTCTTTTACCTGCTCATTCGTCAATGGGTACAGTCTTCTTAACTCCAATACAGTGCTTGATCTGGGAAATGCATACTGGAAATTGTAAAAATTTGTAGCAAGATCTGTTTTCAATACATCATCAGTGTTCCCATCAAACTTACCTATTCCCAAAGGAGATAATGCATGTAGGTACTTGTAACCATTTTTTGTGTATTTCAGGATTCTTAGATCATTCATTGAGGTACCTGTGAAGGGAAGAGAAATAGGGTAAACATCAAATATACCACCAGCTGAGCAAGGTAATTCTAGTCTATTCACCTTTATTATCTTGCCAAGCTTGTACATTTCCTCCAATACGGTGTTTCCTAGTCTCTGAATGAAATATGCACTCGACGTAGGGAAACCCTTGGATACAGCTCTTCCGGATAATGAGCATACTGCGGCCAAATCTTGCAAGTAACCTGTGCAAGGCAGATTTGACATTATGTCTTTCGAAACCTTTATCCAGGGGTATGATGACAGACCATTAAAACCGTATAATGAAACAAATTCAGTGATGTAGGAGTGTATAACTGTCTTTTTTTCACTGTCTGATATTCCGAATAATCTTTGACACAATTTGTAAAGAACCCTGTACTGTACCAGTTGTTCATCATCTTTATAAAAGAGAAGATGGAAATAATCATCAGAGTGCAGTCTTGCTATGAATTTGAAATCTTTCTCACTCCAACCATAAATAGAATAAAGCAACTTCTTGAAAAATATATTGAGGTTTGAATGAACCAATGAGCTAGGAAGGTTCCACATACCCTGCAAGAAACCACTGGCAAGTGGTAATTCTGTGAGATTCCCGGTTTTCGCAAGAGAATACTTGTAATAAGGATTCTTATCTGATTCCAATGACTTGTTGGTCAAATTTTTAAGCATGCTCGAGTGGTAGGTAACTCTTTTTTTTGTCCATTGTGCTGCCCGTGCCACAGTGAACATAGCAGCTTGTTCATTTATAAGTCCATAATGGTGCATGGCTTCTGCCTGAGCTGCATATGTTTGGGTAACCGCACTGTTAGACCATTTAGTACAATCACCATTAACACTTGCTTCTTTATTTTTGTAATTGTATTCAACTTTTCCATCTTTAGAAATCTGATCGGCATTAGATTTTATTTCATTCTCAATGGTAGTTGTGAGTTGATCCATGTCCCTCATCTTATCATCACCTGATTTAGTTATACACTCAGTATTGTCACACTTGCATATAGGCTTCCAGATTTTGTTTTCATCAACATAGGTCATAAACCTGGTTACGAAATCTTGCAGAAAGAAGACCCTTTTGGAACCATACTGATCTTTGAGAGCGGTGCTGAATTTTGGACCATTCTCCCGAGTCAAGAAAAGGTTTATCATATCCCCAATCGTAACTCCATCAACACTATCTACAAGAAGATCTAGTACACCGAAGAAACCTTTGACTTTTTTATCACTCGGTAGTTTTATACCTACCTCATAATTTGCAAAAAAACCATGTTTTTTTGTAAATTGTGCACCTTTTTTTGAAACCTTTTCATACCCATTCTCCCCTTTCTTGGTCTCGTTCATATAATCACTCAGAAGTCTTGAA